GTTGAGAACTTCATCACCAGTAACTCCAGTAAAAGAAGTACATCTTAATGTTATTTCTGTTCTCCAATCTCCATCTGAAGTTCGTAACATATTAACATTGGGATAAAAGATTTCTGCTTCTTCTCCAAGTAATATTCTGAAAAATAATTCATGTCCCTCTTTTGTACCCTTTGCAGAATACAAGTCTTTAATGTTTTTAATTAAATCTCTTTTAGATACACCTGACGCAAGTGAGTTAGGAATTGCAGTCATTAAAGATGTACGCATCTGGTCTAAGAAATCATAGATAGTATTATCTACATCTGCATAATCTAAAAGTTGCTGTATGTTTTGTATGGGATTAGCACGATATTGATTGATAGTTCCAGTTGCACCAGAAGTACCACCTGTAATTGTTTCACCTGTAATAAACTTTTGTTGTGAGGAAACAAATATCTTTGAGTCACGAGAGTTCTCTACAAGAACTGTGGCTGTTGCACCAGAGGTTGCACCTGTAATGATTTCGTTATTTGTAAACTTACCAGTGCTTCCGTTAGAACCACTTTCTACAATAACTCTGTCACCATCTTCTTCTAATACATATGCGACTGTTGTAGTTTCTAATGTTACATAATTAATAGTTGCAGTATAGGTAATCTGTCCTGCTTCCATAAACTGATAATATTGTTTTAGAAATCTAACAAAGATTGGATGGTCTGCCTGTACAAAATCAGGCACCTGACCTTCTATAAGTGGTGATAACTTATTCAATAATTTTGACTTTTGGTCTGCCATGTTTTAATAACTCGAAGATGTAGTAGTTGACGAAGTTGTATTTACAGTCGTACTAGTTGTTGTTCCTGTTGTTGTTGTCGTATATCCTATACCAGTAGTTGCAGCTGCATCAACCCTTCCACCAATTGTACTGTTTGCAAAATCAATTTCTAGTAGTTGATTACGGACTGGAACTATATCATTAGAATCAGATAACGCAGTAATACGAATTTGACTGGAGGTATTACCATCTACATTAGACACACTTGAAATTAATATACCGTTGATTGTAATAACTCCATTTACATAATCCACTGTACCAGCTGTAGAACTGTAATATGTTTTTGTTCCACTTACAATAGAGTATATTCTTAGATTGCCTGAACCATCATCATCAAAGAAATATTCGGTAGATGCACTGGCAATATAAAACCCAGTAGATGCTATAACAGAGTTTTGATATCCACTAACTGGATTATAAAATGCGTTATTAAAATTAATTGTATATGATGTAGACTGTGTTGTTGTTGGAGTAAATAGTTTAGCCATTGTTACAGTTGTTGTATTCATAAGAATAGAACTATCTGTTCCATCAATTAATCCTTGTATTTGTGAATGTCTGAATGGTGAGTTAAATGTATTTAAATTTGTAGTATTGTAAGATGCTATTGTTGTATTAATTAATGAACTCAAATCTGTTATAGTCTTTGTTGTTGAATTAGAGTCATAACTAAATGTAACACCTAATATTAAAAAAGTTGTTTCTGGGTCAACTACCACTGGAGTAATAGATGCAACTTTATAAGGCTCTAAATCTTTTACCAATTGGTCTTTCTGTGTAATGGTTAAGTTTTCTCCAGTCGTACTTTTTATGGATATAAAAACTTTTCCATATTCGGCAGTTGAGCTTACGCCACTACTTGTATTATAACTTCCATCTTCTCCACCCCATACAGAAACGGTTTGTGTATTTGCAAAAAGTTTTTTTGCATACAATCTGTAATCTTCTGTAGTAACAGCACGACCTTGAGCTGCAAAATCTAAAGGTGCATTAAGTTTAATAGATTGAAGTGATTCTCGTTCTGCTCCTCCTGAAGCATTTCCAACAGTAGTGATGGTTATACTTGTAACAGTATCTATTGCACTAGGTGATGAAAATGATGAAGCACCATTTGATAAACTTTTATTTGTTACAACATAACTTAGGGTAACAATATTACCATCTGATATTGCTTGACTTACAATACCATCTCCAAAGTATACTTCAGATTTACCGTCTTCTGATTCTTGTAAAAAATATACGGTGCTTGACCTAGACAATTGTGATATATCTGTAGCTTTTGTGTAGGTTGTGGTTGTTGTATCTGAAACAGCAGTCTGTATTTTTACTGTAAGGGTAGTCGTGTCAGCACGATTGTCCGTTATAATAAATCTTTGGTTTACATCAGAGCTGTCCACAAGATATTTTGTTGTAACATATGTTCCTTCATAAATCTCTGTACTGTCAAAAGGAATTGCATTTCCTGTACTTGTTCCTGTTATATCTGCAATAGTTACAAACTGATAAGTCGTTCCATCTACCGTTGTAGTAAATGAAGTACCAGCATTCATAGTTGCAATAGTCTTAGGTGTGTTAAGAGATATATTAATTATAGCTTTAGGAGCTCTAGGTGAAGATACTTCATACCCCAACATCTTTGCATGTGAAACAATACTAGAACGTAATGATGCACTATCTAAGAACATTTCATTTGCAACCATGTTTACGTTGAAACCAAGATAGTGTGTGTTGTATGCAAGAGTATCTAAAAGGATATTCATACCAGAGCCTTCAAAGTCATAGTCTTTAAATTCTGTCTGTGCTTTTAAAAATATTTTAAGATTTTCTTTGATATCATCAAAATCTAATCCTGTGATGGAAAGTCTTTTATCGTTTGTTGCCATTAACGTAACCTCTCTAACATGACTGACATATCTACTAATTCTGTTGGTGCATTTACAACGTAGAATTCTATAGTGAGTGCATAAAGGTTTCTATCCAAATCTGGATTAACACGAACCCCCACAAGTTTTGCTCTTGGTTCAAAGTTTTCAATAACAAGTTCTACTTGCTTTGCAATAATTTGAGCTGTAATTGGTGTCATCAATTCAAATAACATTCCCCTCACACCACTAGCAATTTCTGGGTGGAATGGTTTTTCATATGCATTTAATAAAACAAGATTACGAACAGACCTTTTAACTGCTTGTATATCTGTTACTTTACTAATATCGGAGTCAGAAGATTTCTTACCAAAGAATAAATCTAGGTCAGAATATTGTCTGACATTTCTGGTGATATCATTATTAGCTTGTGCATCTCTGTATGCAGACATATTAGTAGACTCCTAGTTTTTATTATTTATACAATAAGTTTTACAATAATGTACCTAAAGACCTAATGATGATGTTATATCATCAACAGTATTAGCTAATCCTTCTAAGTCTGCTCCAACTTGTGCAGAACCAGATGCAATATCAGATGATATTTTATCTTGAACATTTGGGTCTGCAAGTATTTTACTTGCCTTTGAAGTAAGTGCAGTAAGGTCTGCGTCAAAGTCTATATTTGTTGATACGTCTGCAAATTCTTCTGCAACTCCAGCAACTGAGGAAAGAACAGTATCCTGTGCAGTTTGTATTGCTTCTGTCGCACCAGCTGGTAATTCAAAGTTTGGACAATCTGTACATATATCAAAACTTGGTACACTTGGCAAACCACCACTCAGTAATCCTGATGCTGCACCCAGAGCATCTGTCGCACCTGAAGTTACAGAACCTAAAGCACTTGTCGCACCTGAAGTTATAGAACCTAAAGCACTTGTCGCACCTGAAGTTACAGAACCTAAAGCACTTGTCGCACCTGAAGTTACAGAACCTAAAGCACTTGTCGCACCTGAAGTTACAGAACCTAAAGCACTTGTCGCACCTGATAATAAATCTCCTGCTCCTGATAAAGCAGGAGCTGCTTTTGAAACTATGTCATCAAGACTAAAACCAGAACTAGATAATGAACCACCAAATTTATCAGTAATAGATGCTAACTTTGATTTGTAACTTAACAAACCAGCTGGAGTTTTTAAATCAAATCCTGATAATGCAGTAAGTTCTGATTGTAAACTTAGTGCTGGTATTTCTGGTATCTCTGGTAGTAGACCAGATACCTGTGATTTTAAATCTGTTACTTTTCCACTAACAAGTGATTTTAAATCAGATGCAGAACTAAAAGTTCCACTTGCACCACCAAGTTTAGATTTTAATGAATCTTTTAAAGATGATGCTTTTTCTGTTACTGCATCAAAATTTAAATTTGCTCCACATAATGACATTTGTTATCTCCTAAGTTACTGCGTCTGTACCAGTTGCTCTTGCTGGTGAAACTGGGTGAATATGGTCAGTTAAATCTCCGTCACCTTTTGCATCAAAGAATGTATCTCCGTCAATTTTTCTTTTGTATGCACTAGCAAATTTGAATGTTGCATCACCAGTATAATTGACAACTGTTACTCCAGAAATACCTGTTGTAAGTGAACCATATGATTCTGTAGTTGTACCAGCGGTTACTGATAGAGCATCTTCAAAATTCATTGTGACTGCATCAACAGAACCAAAACTTGTTGTTCCACCAGAAACTAAGTTCAATGAGTCTAAACCATTTATACTCATGTCAGTTGTTGCAGAAAAAATAACTGAAGCTTCAGTAGATGCAACAAAAATATCAGAGGTCACATAGATATCTTGTGTTCCACCAATAGTCCTTGTTTCACTACCACTAACAGTTGTGGTCATGTCACCACCTACTTGTCCGATAGTTGCAATATAATTTTTATCGACAGACAGATTGTAACTTCCATTTACAATTTCAGTTTCAAGATTACCAGAGCCTTTTGCTCCTACCTTTACAACCTCACTCTTACCAACTCTACGAATAAAGTTTCCACCGATATCAAGTATATAATCTCCTGTAACATATTGTTTGACACTTCCATATACGGTTAGGTCTAAACCCTCTGCTTGATTAGATGCGTTAATAACTATCTTTTTATTTTTCATAACTATTTCATAGTCATCAAAGACTACTTTCGTAACTCTTGTTCCCTGTGGGTGTATCTCCTCAAATGTTCCAGACATATGCTCTCTGTATAATCTCTCGTTGTCTGGTGTATCATCTATCTCAAAGATATGACCACTCTCTGACTCTTGAACATGATTTAATGGATACTGTGCAGATGGGTAAGGACTCTGGTCACTTAAAGCAGACTTGGGGTGAGGTTCACTCCACTTACCATTTGCGACAGCAGTAGAAAATTCTAAGGAGTTATTTAATCCAGGCTTACCAGCAGTTGGTATATCTACGTTTCTTCTTACCCTTCTATTTAAAAGTGAAAAATGTGTTTCTGAAACTGAGCCTTGTGCAAGACGACTGGTATCACTCTCTTTTGTGGAGTGACCAGAATGTTCAATTTGTGATGATGGATATTTTCCGTTGGGGTCATTGAAACCCTTTGAAGTATCTGAACTATTTTCTGGGTAGCCAGGAATTGTACCCATGATAATAGGTTGCTGTTTTTCTCTTGCATCACGAAAGAAACCTACAACCCAAGAACCTTCAACGAGGAACGAGGGACTACAACCCAGTCCTTGCATAGATGGGTCTGTGACAGGATGCATGACATGAGCCCAAGGTAAATCTTTCGTGGGTATGTCGTTTAAATCTTCTGTGTGAAATCCTAGACAACGGACTTTGACTCTTCCAAGTTGTGATGGGTCATTCCTATCTTCAACGACTCCAGTAAACCAGATGAATCCATCTAGTCCCATAAAATAATTTTCCATGTAACAATACTCCCTACATGGTTATTTATAAGGATTAATGTAGGTCTGGGTCACGGCCAAGACCAACCTTCAGAGGTTGATTGTATTCCTCTACGGTGTAGTCTGCATTTCCAGAATATAATATAGTCAGGGTTTCTTGAG